GCTTAACAGGTTTAAGTGTTCCACGTTTCTGAGTCAGTTTGTCATAAAGCATTGCTTTTCGCATAGTTGCAACTGCACGAGAATCATAGGCTTGTTCTAACTCTTGGTCTGAAAAACCTATTGATTTTCCGTACTCCACAATTGCTTTCCTTTCTGAATCAGCGAGCTTTGCATCCTCCCATTCAGGGATTAATTCTTTTAAATTATCCCTTTGAGTAGCAATATATTTTTCTAAGTTTGCCTGATTCTCTGCTTCCTCTTGAGCTTTTAATTGTTGTATTTGTTGTTCCCTCATTTGGTTTTGCATTTGAGATTCTCGCAACTCATCACGCTCTAGCATAAATTGCATAGGGTCGCTATCTTTAAGATTTTGCCAGTATTCGGAATCTTTTTGAGGCGTTTGAGATGATGCAGACTGAGCAGATTCTAAGATTTCGATTGCTTGTTGCCGAATTTGTCTTGATTCTGCTACTTCTTTCTCAAAACTCTTGCGGTCATCTGCAAGTGCCTGAGACTTTTTCGTAAAAGAAGAATGACGAGAATAACCAGAGATCAATTCATCTAGGGGGACTTCAATGTCCTCGCCATCGGAACGCACTTTGTAAAGTTGTTGTTCACGAGAAGTTTCTTCGTCTAATTCTTCTAATTCTTCTTCCTGCTCATCTTCTGAGTCAAAGAGTTCTTCTTCTTCTGACTCATCGGGGGTTTCTTGTGCTTGTTCTTCTAATGATTCTTCACCATTTTCGGAGGCTATTTCCTTTCCCCAAAAGGCTTGTGCTTCATCGAGTTCATTCCCTATATTGAGGCTATTGCCCTCGACTAATTCTTCTTGTGCCATATTTCTTTCTAGATTCTCAGGACATTAGACTTGTTCCAAAAGGAATGTCTGATCTCCTCAAAAACTAATTTGATTGTTTTGCGATTTTTCCGCTATTAATCATGGACTCTAGTTCAAGCCTTATTTCTGATAAGACCTTGAGCGAAATATAACACTGCTCACGCTTTTTATCATCGTCAGGGTTAGAACTCATCCATGAGGTTATATACTTATCCTCTAGATTTTCATATGCTTCTGAAAATACTGGAGACTGTATTAGTGCTTCTGCACTATTCCCTTGAGAAACCCTCTCTTCTACTGTTTTAGGTTTCTGTTCTTTTCTTTTTTTACCCATTAATTAGGTACTCCCTCCTCCAATGGAGCTTCTTCTATATTAGTTGGACTCATCTCTTGAGGTAATTGCATTTGTTGCATCATCTGTTGTTGCATCTGTTGCTGTTGCATTTGCTGTCTTTGCATTTCTCTCTGTGCTTCTGCACGAATCTGTTCTCTATCTTTTTCTATATTTCCACGAATCTCTGTCTGGTCAATTGCAGTCTTATACTTATTTTCCATCTCCTGAGTCTTTAATCCTACATCAGAATCCAGTTTGTCACGCTCCAAATCATCCTGCCTGATCATCTTTTCCTGCTCAAGAGAAAATTTCTGTCTGTCAAGTTCAATATCTGCACGAACCTTATCCGCTTGAGCTTGTGCAAATATTTCATCTGCTGTAGGCTCTGGTTCTTCTGGAGGGGGAGGTTCAAAATCTTGAGGGTTACTCCAGAAGGACTGAACATCCTTAAATCCAGATAACTCTGTCATCTTTGAAAGCGTATGATGATACTGATCCATTGTTACTAATGGGTTATTTTGACCTTGTTCTTCTAATATCTTCTCCTGTTTTGCTGCCATACCCATTAAAATCTGAATCCTCTCTTCACTTGTACCCATTCCAAGTGCAACATTAACACTAATATCCATTCCTGTATCCCAAACTCTAGGATCAATCGGTACCCAGTTGTTCCTCAAACGAACCATACGAGCCTTATCCTGATGAGTATGCAATAACTTTAAAATCTTCCTAAATAGCGGTTTCATCCCATTTTCTGCAAACATCCTGCATAATAACTCAATCTGAGCTTGTGAAGCTGCAACTGTTGCGGAAACTGCTGCTTTTGTCGTGGATTGAAGAGCAGATGGGTCAAGACCCATTGACTGTTTACTCATACCAGTCCTGTCTTCCTTAACTTTATCCATATAGTCAAGCATAGGGAATGCTTCTTTCCCATTGAAACTCTTATTCAACTCCCCAATTGCTCCTGCTGATCGTGTCCTTACTAACTTTCCTACCTTGTTGCTAAGAGCATCATCTATATTAACCTGACCCTCAATTAACCATGTGTCAGGATGGATACTTTTACTGAGAGAATCTAACATATTCCGTAAAATGCTGGATTTCACGAGTTGAACATCCATTGTAAGGTCTGCTACACTTTGTCCTCTCCAGAAATGCGGTTCTGGATAACCAGTAAAAAGTACAAATGGTACATCATTGACAGGCTCGTGATGAAGCAACTTATGGTGAGTGCCAGCACAACAAAAACGCCTGAGACTAGCGATCCCACTACCACCAAAATCAACCTTTGCATATGCTTCAATATATAAAACCTTCCTGTTTGCTTCTCCTCCGTTTGTACTGTCTGCATAATTCCCCACTGGATTTCTAGACATATATTCTGAGTTTGTTCCAAACTCATCCTCATCTCCTGCTAATTCCAACATATCATCATACTCATACCCCATACTTGTCAACTCTGAGACTGTAAGATAACGCCTATGAGCAACTATATTACAATCATCTACACTCTTTGCCCTTCTATCAATTAGAAATTCTTCTGGAGGTAAGGCTTCAAATGAGATGCTTCCATCGACTGAGAGCCTCCTAATAACCACATTATGCAATTGTGGAACATCCATGTTCTCTTGCAGTGGTTGTTCAGAGGGAGAGATGCTCTCAGTCTCTTGTGATGGAGGACTAAAATTTGGGTCTGGGTAGGATTCTATCTGAGAACCCTCTATATCTGGGTCTGAAAGTAATGCTTCTAATGCTTGATCATCTAATCCTGTATATTCCTCATGCTCAACCTCTTCCCTACGTTCCCAATCTACTTTCGCTATTCCTACACGCTTTATAAGTGCATCCTTTATAATTGAATAAAACGTGTTAAAAGATGATGGATTATCCTGCCCCAAAACAACACTATTCACATAATCACTAGCTTGTTCACTGTTTGGGACATCTTCTGGGAATCTAGGCTGGTATTCAACTACTCTCTCACTTCCAAAGAATGTCCTCATTATCTGAGGGAGCATCAATGCAATAGTGTCTCTTACATCCCTGCTTACTACCTGAGAACGACCATCCTCTTCATTACCAAATGGCTTCCCATTATAATAATCTGCTGCCTGAATGCGATCTGGAGACTCAGAGAGATCAATATAATCAATTGCTTCCTCAATTAAACCTCCAACTAAGGATTCAAGGTCTGTTTCATCCATTGCCTCATCACCTGAAAGGCGAATCTGCTCTTTCTCTAACTCTGAAACTTGTTCCCTTTTTTCTGAATCGTATCCTGCCATAACCCTTTTTGATTAGATATATATAAAAAAAATCTCTGATAAACAACTCTAGATCAAGATATTTTTAATTCTGTTAGTATTTTTCTTCCTCCAAACAGCCCCCTAGCAAAAACATTGAATGCCAACGATATTCTCTCCTTATCTGTCTCATTCCTATCTACCTGATGCTCCAAATAAGACGGAAATAAAACTAAATCACCATCTTTTATAGATAAAATACGCTCATTTGAATTAAATAAGTTCGCATCCTTCGGTAATATCTGTATCCTGTCCTTAACTGACTCATTTGGATCAAAAAATACTATAGAATCACCCTCAATCGTCTGATGATAATAAACTCCACTTATTATACTGTTCTGATGACAATGCCTCTGGTGACTCTCTCCATTCCTTGTCACATTTACCCACGATTGAGTGATAAAAAACTCTAAATCAACTACTGGAGACAATATCTCATCTACATATCTCCCTATTGCAGTATTACAAAATTCTAAAATATCACTAAAATTATTGTCAAATACCCTATTATTACTTGTCGTTGAATTATACCTGTTACTACACAAACCCCCTCCTATAACTTCCCTAAATTCACCACTCTCTGACTCCAATATCCCAATCCCCCTGTTAAACATATACAAAGGGGTAGGGAATATACTATCAACTTGACTATTCATTATTTCCAACTGAACCTCCACTTCTGTCGGGACAATAAAATAAAACGAATGAATTACAATTTTCGTTGGGACATGAAAAATTTGATACAATACCATCCTCATCTTCAATCCCATAGTCTTCGTACATGAAATCACCACCCCAGATTAATTCTCTTTGACAATTCCAACAGTTCATTAGCCCTCTTTTTTGTAGTTATTTATCTTCATTAAACTATCCCCCTAATCTCCCTATCTAATGGCTTCGACCAAGATTTTGATGCACCCCTACTTGCATAACTTGC